GAACTACTATCTTGTGAATGAATCGAAAGGCGCAGCGGAGTATTGGAAGAAAATCTCGAGGAGGACGTTTTCACACAGTCCCCTTCCGAGGTTTCCCGGGTTTAAAAACCCGCTCAGCCTCACCCACATGGCAAACGCTCTTGCGCTGCTACGTGGATCAGTGAGGTAGCTCCAAGAATATGGGAATCCTCCCTTATTCTTAACCGTTGCTTCTTCTAAAGGAAGAGCTATGTCGGCTATCGGCAATATCACCATCAACGATGGTGCTGCAACGCCTGTCGCGCACACTTTTGCGCCCGCCGGGATCACTGGACTTGTTGCTTCGTACGCGGATCGTTCGGGTGGCATCCCCGTGGGTTTCAATACCCTGGATGTCTCCCTGCGACCCCCGTCGAGCCAGTCCCGTGAGAAGATGTACCTCGCGACCGTTCGGATCAAGACACCGATCCTGGACGTAACGAGTCCTTCGACTGCCTCGGGTATCCAGCCTGCGCCGTCGGTGGGCTATACGCCCATCGCCGAGCTCAAGTTTTGGTTGCCCGAGCGGTCTACGCTTCAGAACAGGAAAGACCTCCGCGCCTTCGTGAAGAATTTCATGGCGGATGCGGTGGTTACTGCGCTTGTTGAAACCCTCGAAGCGGTCTACTGACCCTTCGCTGTGGCTACTCTTAAGCGCAGCGTCCCTGCTGCTGTGGGTTTTCTCACGGTAGTGGAGTTTTTCCTCCCTCTAACCATTAAGGCAACCCTATGGCTAAGAAGCGTACTGGCGCTCGTCGGAGTGCTGATGCTCGTTTGGGTGCTCCTTCATTGGAGCTCGTTCAAGGTATACTCAAAAGTCTACCTGGAACACACGCAGCCTCCGTCTTGGAGAGATTCCAAGCCGGAGATTACAAAGGAGGGGCAGAGCTTAGAGTCGAAGCAGGGAGTTGTGATAATTCCCATGACTTCGCCCTAGCTCTCCTTTCCGTCTCTCTATTTAGGAAGTACCCTGGTTTTCCAGGTGCTTCCCGTAAGAAAGAGGCGGCCATTGAGAAGTGGCTGGCGTGTGAGGAGCAATGTAGGCAGACCAATGAGCGGATCAAGGCTTTTCGATCGGGGCTTTATATAGCCCCGTACAGTGAGACATTCCGTCTCGCTCGTAAAAAGATCGAGAAGTTACTTGGCCCGTTTCGCTGGTCTAAACCTGCAAAGTTCTTCAATTTCGGACCCGGCAGTACAACACGTCTGTCGTATTCGAGGAGGCATCTTCCGTTCAAATTCGGGGAAAGCCCCCAAACAACGTTTGACAACCTTGTTAACGCTGAGGCCGTAATTGGTCTCAGCCCCGTTTGGTGCGAATCAAGCGGGGGCCAAGTCGTCAATGGCCTGCGTCCCTGTTTTTCTCTCAGGGAAGCAAGCAAGGTCACCACTGTTCCTAAGGACGCATTCATCGATAGAGTTATCGCCATTGAACCTGACATGAATATGTTTATTCAGAAAGGATTTGGCGGTTACTTCCGTCGGTGCTTACGTCGCGTCGGAGTCGATCTAGACGATCAAACTCTTAACCAGGCACTCGCACGCAGCGGATCGGCGCTAGGTAGCTTAGCTACTCTAGACTTATCTTCTGCGAGCGATACTGTCAGTTACGAGATCGTCAAAGATCTGCTCCCTCCCGACTGGTTTGAAGCCCTGCTTTCCTGCAGGACACACAAATCGCGTCTTCCTTCTGGGGTCGAAATCGATCTCCAGAAGTTCTCGGCAATGGGGAATGGGTTTACGTTCGAGTTAGAAAGCCTGATATTTTGGGCTCTCTGTTCAAGCGTATGCACTGAAACCATTGGCCGTGAGGGACTCCGCGTCTCAGTTTATGGTGACGACATTATTGTCGCCACCGCGGACTATGAGCGTGTCGTTGACGTCCTAGAGTTCGCCGGTTTTCTGGTTAACTTGAAGAAGTCACATGCCTCAGGTCCGTATCGTGAGAGTTGTGGTAAACACTACTTTCATGGACGCGATGTCACACCAATCACCATCACCAAGGAGTTATCTCATGTCAGTAAGTTATTGCTGTTTTGCAACAACCTTACGCGATGGGCAGTTCGGCAAGGCGAAGGCCTTTATCGGCA